GCCGTCACGGTTCGTGCTGGCGGCGACCCGGTTCGTCCGGCAGCAGGCTCTCAGCCAAGCGGACGGCATCGCCCTCACGGCCAAAAAGCGGCTCGTGCGGGTCATCACCGACGGCATGACGCACGGGGACAGCGTGGACACGATCGCGGGAGAGCTGGAGGGCGCACTGCGGGCTCTTGCCCCCACCCGCGCCTACACTATCGCGCGTACCGAGATCCACCGGGCGGCGAGCTTCGCCTCACTCACGGCGCTCGACGATATGCCCGATCAGGAGAGCATCATAAACGAGTGGTGCTGCGTTTGGGATGAGCGGACGCGGACTAGCCACGAAGAGGCAGACGGGCAGGAACGCTCGCTCGGGGAGCTGTTCGAGGTCGGGGATGACATGCTCGAATTCCCCGGCGATCCCAATGGTTCACCCGAGGAAACTATAAACTGTCGTTGTCAACTTCTGCCCAGACGGGTATAATTTGCACGCGGGGGGGCTGCGCCATGGCACGATTCCATTGTCCGTTCGAGGTCAAAGAGGTCAATGACAAGACCTACACCATTTCCGGTTACGGCAGCGTCTTTGGAAATGTAGACTCGGGCGGGGACATGGTAGTGCGGGGCGCTTTCCGCAAGAGCCTCGATCAGCTTCGGGCCGCGCGCGCTCCGATCAAGATGCTCTGGCGGCACAATGAGCCGATCGGCGTGTGGCACGAGTACGCCGAAGACTCCAAGGGGCTGCTGCTCAAGGGCCGGCCGCTTGTCGAGGATGTGCAGCGCGCGCGCGAGGCGTACGCGCTCGCGCGGGCGGGGGCCGTGAACGGCCTCTCGATCGGATACGAGACGGTCAGCTCAGAGCCGGGCACCAAGGGCACCCGTGTACTCAAAGAGGTGAACGTGCATGAGGTTTCGCTCGCGGTGTTCCCGATGAACGTGCAAGCGGGGATCACGAGCGTCAAGGAAATCGCTTCGATTCGTGAGCTGGAGGATTCTCTGCGCGACGCAGGGTTTTCCCGGCGCGACTCGAAGGCGATTGCATCAGGTGGATTTGCCTCCCTGCGGGACGCAGGCGGCAGCTCTTCGGAAGCTCTGCGAGACGCAGACAAATCCGGCGAGCTGAGAGAAGCGTTGGAAGGTTTCCGACGCTCGATCCGTAGAGCTACCGCATGAGGGGTACATCCAATGTCAGAGATTCAAGAGCTGAAGGAGCTGGTTGAAGGCACAAACCGTGACTTCAAAGAGTTCCGCCGCAAGAATGACGAGCGCATCGACGCGCTCGCCAAGAACAAGGGCGTAGGCGAACTCGACGAGACGCTCGCCAAGATCAATACGGCGATCGACGAGAAGGCCGAGAAGAGCACGAAGCTCGTCACCGAGCTGAAAGAGCGCATCGACACGCTGGAGACAGCGGCGAAGCGTCCTTCCACGTACGTGCCCGATGGCCGTGGTGGCGTGAAGGAACTCACGCTCGAAACGGCCGAGCAGAAAGAGCACCGCAAGGCGATCGACACCTACTCCCGCACGGGGCAGGGCCTCGAAAACCTGCGCGCGCTGGAGCAGAAGGCGCTCGTGCGCGGAAGTGATCCGCAGGGCGGCTACTGGGTGCCCGACGTCGTGTCGAGCATGATCGTCAAGAAGAACTTCGAGACGAGCCCGATGCGCCAGATCTGCGGTCAGCTCACAATCGGAGTTCCGGCGTTCGTGTACGGCACGGACCTCAACCAGATCACGCCGCTGTGGGAAGGGGAACTCGAAAACAACGGCGAGACGGCTGCGCCCGAAGTAGGCATCGGTCGGATCGTGGCGCACACGCTGCGGGCACGGCCGCAGGCGTCGCAGGAGCTTCTCGAAGATGCGAGCGTAGACGTCGAGGGCTGGCTCGGCAGCAAGGCGGCTGACGCCTTCTCGCGCGGCGAGAATCTCGCGTTCGTCACAGGGGACGGCATTCGCCGGCCTCGGGGCTTCGCGAGCTACACGACGGCCGCAACGTCCGACGCGACGCGCGCGTGGGGCGTCTTCGAGCACGTCGCCACGGCGGCAAACGGCTCGTGGGGATCGACCACGGCCGGCTCGGATAAGTGCATTCAGCTCGTGCATGCGATGAAGGCCACGCTGCGCGGCGGCTGCACTTGGGTCATGGGCAAGCTGGCGCTCGGTGCGGCACGGCAGCTCAAGACGAGCGGCGGCAACTACATTTGGGTGCCCGCTGCGGACGTGTCGGCAGTGCTGGAGTCTCCGATCCTCTCGACGTCGGGTCGCCTGCTTGGCTACCCGATTCTCGAAGCGGAAGACATGGCTGCGTACACGACCACGGACGCGCTCGCGGTTGCCTTCGGCAACTTCCGCGAGGCGTACATGATCGTAGACCGGCTGGGCATCAGCCTGCTTCGTGACCCCTACACCGCAGAGCCGCAGGTGAAGTTCATCTATCGCAAGCGCGTGGGCGGCGACGTGATGAACTTCGAGTGCATCAAGTTCATCAAGTTCGGCTCGTAACCTCAGCGTTTGCTGAGAGAGAGGTATCACCGTGAATCTTCATTCCAACATCAAGGCGAGCCCGGCACTCATTCCGCCCGCTGCTGCTCCGACGGGAGACACGCCGCATCTCACCACGGTCATAGACCGGCAGGGCTTCATGGATCTGGAGCTTCTCATCATCACCGGAACGCTGGCAGATGCCGGCGCGTCGTGGACGGTGCTCATGGAGCAAAGCGACGTCGCTGCGCTCGCATCGGGCGTGACTGACGTCGCAGACGCAGACCTTCTCGGTACGGAGCTGGGTGCGTCGTTCACACAGGCGGCGGATTCGACGGTCATCAAGATCGGATACCGAGGCAGCAAGCGGTACGTTCGGGCGACCATCACTCCGTCGGGCAACGCGGGCAACGCTCCGCTTGCGGCGATCTGGGTGCAGGCGAAGCCGAGCATCGCTCCGCAGAGCACGCAGCAGATCGCGTAATCGCGCGCGGGGGAAGTCTCCGGGCGCGCGCACGGGGGTGGTGCGCGCCCGGAGACACTTCGGGGGGTAGTGTCGTGAAGCTCGAACTCATCGCCGGTCCCGCGTCAGAGCCGGTCACGGTGCTGGAGGCGAAGGCCCACGCCAAGATCGAAACGACAGCCGACGATACGGCGATTGCGCTCTATCTCGCGACGGCGCGCGAGCGTGTCGAGCTAACGATCGGGCGAGCGCTGCTCACGCAGACGTGGCGGCTCTGGCTCGATGCAACCAATCTTTTCACCGACGATGAGTGGTGGGATGGAACGCGAGATGGGCCGGAGTGGAGCATCCAGCTCAAGCCCATCGAGCTGCCCTACGGCCCGCCGCTCGTGCAGATCGTCGAGGTGTTGAACTACGATGCGAACGGGCGCGACACAGCGCTCGACCCGGCGCTCTACTACGCCGACACCGTTGGGAGTAGGCTGTGCCCCACGGTCGGCTCCTCTTGGCCCTCGCCCGGTCGTGCTGTGAACGGAATGTCGATCGAGTACGTGGTCGGCACGGTCGATGCTGATGACGTGCCGGCGGGCATCAAGCACGCCATTCTCGAAACCTTCTCATTCCTGTACGAGCATCGTGGGGATGAGCGCGTTGCCGTAGGGGTGCTGCCGCTCGCAGCGATGGCAGTGCTTCAGCCCTACATGAGCTTTGCGCTGTGAGCAGCGCTGAGTACACAGGCGTCAAGACAGCGGTATCTGTATCGCTGGGAGATCTGCGCGAGCGCATCGAGATTTGCACGCTCGCGAAGACGCCCGGCACGAACGGTATCACGACGAAGGTCTACACCACGGTCGCGACGATCTGGGCGAAGGTCATTTCGATTCGCCCGCGCCCGTTTTCTTCGACGGGCGTCGTGATCGACAGCGGCATCACGCACCGATTCGTCATCAGAAGCTCGGCGTACGACGTGCGCAAAGAGCATCGCATCAAGTGGAACTCACGGCTTTTCGTGGTCGCTTCCATGCGGGATCTCGGCGAGAAGCATGCCTTCGCAGAGATCTACGCAGTTGAGGAGGGGGCTGCGTGATAAAGGTCAAGATGACGGTCGTGGACAAGGGCGCTCTCTCCGCGTTCGCGGGCGTGCGCGCGGATCTGCCGGGCGAGCTGCGCGCGTTCTTGCAGGACTACGGAATGATGGCCGTCACTGCGATCAAGCGCCTCATGCGCGACTCGAAGCCGACGGGCAATAAGTACGTGCGCAAGTACACGCGCGAGGGAAAGAAGCGACGCAGCGCCATCGTCCACGTCGCCTCTGCACCCGGCGAGCCGCCGGCCATCGACACAGGGCACCTCTGGGGAAGCATCGAGTTCGAGCCCGGCGAAGAGGGCACCACGCAGTTCGTCGATATCGGCACCAATGTCGAATACGGGCTGTATCTCGAAGAGGGAACGGGGCGCATGGCGCGCCGCCCATGGCTGCTGACGGGCATCGAGATGGTCGATGCTGACTTCCGCGACGGGCTCATCGAGCGCGTCGAGGGTGTGTTCAAGAGGCGAGTGGCATGAAGCTCGCAGAGATCGTCGCACAACTTCGCACCACGGCGACGTCATTCTCAAATCGTGTGTTCGGCACCGAACAGCTCGAAGCGAGCAACGATGAAACAGTGGACACGCTCACAAAGCCGTCGGCGTTCGTGCTTCCAATCACGGAGGTTAGCCGCAGCTCGACGCTTGAATCAGGTGTTGCGCCAGAGATCGACGAGAGGTTTGGGGTGCTTCTCGCGGTCAATAATACTCTGGACGATGATGGCTTTACAGCGACGGCAAGTCTGGGAGCGTTGCAAGCGGAAGTGATTGCGGCGCTCGTCGGTTGGTCGGTAGACAGTCAGAACTATCTGCCGATCCGATTCCTTCAGGCGCGAATGTCCTACAGCACGTCGCGCGAGCTGGGTTGGTTGCTGGAGTTCGTCAGCACCAAGAAAGGCGGCAGCATCGTCTCGTATGAGATCGGCGTTGCGCTCCAGCTCGACGGCACGCAGACCGTTGCGCAAGTGCTGGCAACGCTCGCGGGCAAGATCGCTACGACCACGAGCGGCACGCGATTTGAGGATGACATGCTGCCGGGCCGCGAGACGATCACACCGGGCGGTGTCAAGTTCCGGCTGCGCGGGCTGCAAACCAACTCCACGGTGCTCGGCTCAGATATCACTGTCGCAGACATGCCAGTGATCTTGAACGTGCTGAAGCACCTCACGGTTGCAAACTCAGAACGGTACTACACGGAAGGTGCGATGCAGACGGCGGTATCTGCGCTGCTCGCTGAAAGCTACTGGAAGGTGACGGGCGTCTTTCAAGTGAAGCAGCGCCCAAGCGTCCCGGCGTTTCCGGGTGACGTTGTGAGGAGGATCTAGTTATGGCTCTCATCGCTCAGGGCATGGCTGCTGCCTTTGGCATTCAGACAGGCGGCTTCGGGGCGGCAAATATCAATACCACGATCGAGAATCTCACGGGCTCGCTCACACTTGCGAGCGGCATCGTGCTGGGCGACGCCAGCACGGGCATCGCCAAGAGCGGCATCACGCTCGCGTTCGCCAACGAAAAGCGAGAGGTGGCAGACGTCCCCGGTTTCTTCACGAAGCAGTTCGCGACGTGGCTGCGTGACGTCGTATCGAAGTTCTCGATCACAGTGCAGTGGGCGGGCAACCGTCACAACTGCACGGCCACGCCGATCAGCGGCGACTTCGCGCATGATGATGTGAGCACGCACTACTACCCCGGATTTGACGCGCTGCATCGCTGCGCGGGGCTGCTGGGCGCGACGTCCGCAGGCGCGCCGGCTCCCACGGTGGCGTGGGTGTACTCACCTGCCGACGTGTTGCCGATCACGGCGAAGGTCTGGTTCGGGACGGGCACGGAGACGATCGCTTTCGTGATCTACGACATTGTGGGAAACCTCACGCACAAGATCACGGGCGGCGACGTGGTGCTCGGGACGTTCGACATGGAGGGAAAGATCCACTCGCGCACGAAGGCTGTCACGTTCCCCACCTTCGATTTCGGTGTCGCCGCGTCTGTCTCGGCACCCAAGGTTGAGAGCGCCGGCCATTCGTGGGGCATCTCGTCAACGGTTCGCTCGTTCTCCGACGCAACGCTCAAGATCACGAACAAGCTGACCGAGTTCTCTGACGCCAACGCCGAGGGCGGAAAGACAACGATGCAAGAGGGGCGCGAGATCACGCTCGAATCGACGCTGTTCACAATCAGCGATAATGAGAGCTACGACCTCGATCGGCTGGCGTCGTCTACTGCTACCACGGATGACGTGCTCTTTTCGGTTGGCTCGGCGGCTCTCGGCGGCGCGCCCGCACTCGGCTTTCAGTACAAGTTCAATAATCCCGATCACGCCACGGTCGAGCCGACTACGATCGCCGGCAAATCCGCAGTGAAGGCGAAGGCTACGGCAACGTCCACGGCCGGCAACGGCGAGTTCATGCTCATCTACTACTAGGCACGGGGGGCACATGCCCGCGAGCTTTACGATCACGGGCCGGGTCGAGATCGAAAACGACACAGATGCCGGGCTCGATCAGGCGGTAGCCAAACTCAAAGAGTTTGAGGATGCTGTCACTTCGGTTGGTGCAGTAGCGACTGACGTAGCAATTCCGCTAGAGGGAGTTACTGCGACGCTCGTGGCTGCTGCCGACGAGATGGGCGGCACGCTCGCGCAGAAGCTCGAACTCACGTCGGCTGCGCTCGCAGAATTGTCGGCATCGTTTGAGTCTGGCGCGATCACAGCAGAGGATTACGCGAGCAGAGCAGAGCAGATTGGCCTAGCGAATGAGTCGATCAGGGAGTCATTTCAGAACGTAAGTCAAGGCGCGCGAGACGCAGGGCAGGCACAGGCAGAAAGTGCGTCTATCTGGGATGACATACTACTGAAGGTCGGTGGGTTGACCGCTGGCCTTCTCACGCTTCGGCAGGTGTACGCCGGCACGGCGGAAGCCGCGCGCATGGAGGGTGTCGCGAACAGCATCGCTCAAGAGCTAGGAGGTGGTGAGGCTGCGCTCACTAGCTTCATCGGTAAGCTCCAGACCGCAGCGAATGAAACTATCTCGGTGGATGACGCGCTCAAGTCTGCTTCTCGGGCTGTGTTGCTCGGCGTGCCCATCGACAAACTCGCGGAAGTTCTGGAGGTTGCGCACGACAACGCGACACGTCTTGGAATTGATACGGCAGAGGCTTTCGACCGGCTGACGCGCGCCATCGCTATCGCAAATGACCGCGCCTTCCGTAGTGCTGGCATTCTGGTTGACACAGGCAAGGCGATGAATGAGTACGCCCTAGCGAATAACATCGGCACGGATGCGATCACACGCCAGCAGCGTGCTGCCATCGCCGCCGATGCGACGATAGAGGCATACAATAAGCGCGTCAAAGAGATGGGGGTCGCGCACGCAGAGACAGCGGACAAGATCCAAGCTTCTGCTGCTGCTACTAGTAATTTCTGGGGCGCTGTCGGGAACATGTTCAAGGGGGGTTTGGCCGACCTTGAGGGTGTCATGGCCCCCGCCACAAAAGCCGTCACAACCTTCATCGAAAATCTCAACTCAGTCAGCGCTGCGGACGATGCGCTGTCGAAAAGCGGCGTAGGTCTGGGGGAGGCGATGCAGCAGGCTGCCGAGGGCGGTCGCGTCGCGACGACTTGGTATGAATACTTGCTCGCTGGTGTCGGCGCTGTCATTCCTGCGATGCAAGAGCTTGGCGTCAAAGCGCAGTGGCAGGCTGCGACCATGGCTGAGTCAGCGGCAGCGATGAAGCGTTCGGGTGATGCCGCGCTAGCGCTCAAACTCGCGAACGATCAAGCACAGTACGGCGCAAACTACCTCGGCATGGCGCTCGGGCGTGACGTCGCAGCGGGCGCGGACGGCGCGCGCGTAGCGTTTGAGAAGTTGGTTGCAGCGCAAAAAGAAGGTGCAGACGTCACAGACAATGAGTTAGTGCGAGGGCTTCAGGCGTGGGCAACGGCACTTGCGTCTGCGCGCGAGCAACTAACGACTACCGCCGATGCGTCAGATATGTCGGTGGGCGCGCAGATCAGACACGCTGAAGCACTCGCGCGGCTTGACGCGCAGTACCGTGCAATTTCTGAAGTAGCGCGCATGTTCGGCATCGACATGGCTGCGCTAGCTCCGGCAAACGAAGCGGCGGCGGCTGCGGTACAGGGTAATGCAGCGGCAACGCGCAATCTTGCAGCGTCAATCTCGGAAATGTCGGGTGGCACTCTCACGGCGTACCTCGCTGCCTTGAGCCAAGTGACTGCGGAGCAAGCGGATATGCGAGACGTGTCGGCGCTCACATCGGCGGCGTTGGTGCAGTACGCGAACGACACTTCCACGGCGTCTGAGTGGGTGCGGGATTTGACAGCATCTCTCGCAGATCTGAACGGCCAACTGATTCTCACGGGCTCTGGTTTTTCTTCGTATCTCGTGCAGCTCAATCAGGTGAAGGCGGGCTATCAGCAGTTGAAGCAAGAAGAGGACAAGCTGAAAGGCCCCCGAGGCTTCATGGACA